GACTGATTCGTGTTGAATGAGATTTTCATTTCTACCAGCATGTGGCTGATAGGAAACTATAATCTCTTGATAATGAAACGGAGACGCAGAGAAAATAATCTTAACACAAAGGTCACATCTTATATATGCAAATTGTCTCAATTTAGCACGTACAGCAGGATTCGAAAAGAAAAGAGCCCATATCTTTAATACGAGATTCAAATGCGATCCTACGGAAATAGTTCCACTAGTTATTTCAACAGGACGAGAAATAAAGTCTTCTACACCTAATACTGCATCTTGACCAACATTAGGATACACGGAATAACCAATAACTTCATAATCAGTATCGGCACCAGCCATATCAGAGAAATTTTCTTTGGTATCAAAGACATCTCCTCCTTGTTCTTGTTCATTAACAACAGTACCAGATTCTGTCCTGATACGCGCTGTCCTCTTGCGAATTTTACGATCTATGAGAGCTATTGTATCATCAATATCATCCAATCGCTGGGACATGGAAAGCCATTCTCTTTCCTTGGGCAACAAATGCCTATCTTTAAAACTATAACTTTGACGAAATTCCGCTGTGGTTCCGAAGAAACCAATATGTTTGGATGATTCTTCAAGGTCATAAGCTAGAGTCTTTCTTTCATCAAGAAACTCTTCCCTAGCATTTTCGAGGGTGTTTTTATTTGTAAATAAAGCGTGTCTTTTGTGATCCATACTAACAACACCATCAGTATGGATTGAGTGAGTAGAGATTTTTCTGTTTACCGGTAGCAAACCTCTTAAATCATCTTCCGAAGAAGACTCCGTAACGATAGGGCCAATGTAGGCAAAGGGCTCATCCTCCTTTACCTCAAGTAACTCCCCATCAGTATAAGCTGTAGTCAAACCTTCATAGGTTACCAAATCCATTTCTAAAGAATATTCAGAAATGTCCGCTCTACGTTTTACGACTAAGCTAATAAGTGTATTGCGGAAATCATCATACACGTCAGAAGAATCACAATGAAAGTATACTTCACGAAGTACACTATTGTATGTGTCTCTCCTCTGTATGGCGGTTGTTACAGACTTACTAGGAATAAACCATTGTAATGTCTTATAACAAGAATCCAAATCAAGAATACCAACGTACCTCTCTAAAGCAGAATGATATTTAAACATTCGCTTTAGAAAAGAACATTCTTCTGGTGACAAGAAAAGATCTTTAGTATCTCCCTTGTCAGAAGAAGTAAACTTGATATTGAGATAATCCTCACAACCCTTTGAAAAGGTCATAATGTTAAACAATTTAATAATTTCTTTCTTAACTGAACCTATAACATCATCACCATATGTACGCATAAACACGAACTCAAAAAAGTCCATATCTTGACACTCAGGCATAGAATAAAATACATATAAAATAATAATCATGTTCTTAATGCAATTATCTTCAGCAGTAGCGTATTTACCAGAAGGTTGTACGCCAGGCTTCACGAAGATATCCTTGTTCATGTTAAGAATAGGGGTTAAACCATCACTAAGAAGTCCTCGAACTACTGTAAGTGCCTCTTCATTATATCCCATTCTTTCACAAACATCAATAACAACAGATGCAGCACCACGAGAAATCTCAGCAGGCATAGACGTATCATAGCCAGAGTAATCACCCTCAAAAATGAGAGTAGAAAATTCCGTCAAATCAGTATAAAACTCGTCCATCGCCATATGTGTATTCAAACCTATAGCACAACAGAAAATATCATTGAATTCACACATCAGTGAATAAAAAGGCATCAAATACATGCGTGCCACAACAATAGCTTCTATAGGGCTACAATAGAATAATCTAGTAGCTCCCTTAAGAACTTTAGACGATAATCGAGCTTCATCCTTACAGCAACAGTTAATGATTGTATCAGACTTATTACCATCTAAATAGACATTTATAAGTACACTAACCTTTTCAGTAAGAAGTTCATTAGCCTCAACAAAATGATCTTCATCATCAATATAAACTAAATCACATTTACGCGATTCTTCATATCCAAAACCTGGAGAAGTAGAAAAATTCATTCGTCGCATGAAGTCATTATCGTGGAACCCATTCAGTGCATCCTCCATAGGAAGAGGAGACAAAGAGTGGATCCCTCGATCTTTCAACATCGTGCATATTCGATCAGCATAAATGCCAACAACCAAACGCATAGTATCTCTATCAATAGGAACTTCACAAGTATCCATTTTCTTCAGGGTAACATCATAAGGATTTAACCAAATACCCTTAACCTTAGCAGGACTCATATATGGTCTAACAAAATCAGAAGAATTAGTATGTCCCAACGTAGCAAACAAAAGATCAAGGTCTTTGATCTTCAAACACGAACGGGTCAACTTAGATTTCTGATTCATTAGGACGTTGCCTGGTAGAGTACCGACATAATTAATGTTTGTACCAGGAGGCAAACGAAGCATAGATGAATGCTTATGAGGTTCAACCGATAATTGTAAATCAGTATGAGGAGAACTATGAGGAATCATCAAAGCAAACTTCTTATGTATATCCAGGCACATACTACGAGTTATAGGAGTAGATAGTGCAGTTTCAGTTGCCTCAGATCCACCCATATGTATACCAGCAACTACCCATTTATTGGAAGTTAATTCCAACATCAAGGGTAGTCCGCAATGGCCTCTACTATGTTCATATTCATACATATAAAAATGCTCCATAACAAAATCACCATGGGCATCCGAAACAGGCATGTTCTTACCATACTTAGCATGAATATCACTAGTACAAATATAACCAGAAGCTTCTTCAATAATACCTGTTGGGATAATTTTACTCATGTCACGGAAAGTGAACTGAGATCCAATATCAATAAAACAGAGATCATTTCCAAGAGAATATATATCACTTGGAGAAATCTTAACGGTAAAATGAACATCGTCCTCTCCCACTAATAGGTAATTCCTCCATATGACAAGGGTATTCACCTCTTTCATATCTATAGCATGTAAATTGAACGCCATGATGCTACCACATATTCCAAAGCCATATTGCTTATTGCAATTATTAGAAGGTGCAACCTTACTATTATAAATGCGAACAAACACTATGTTCTTTTGAACATAAGCATAAAAATCATTCTTAGTACCAGAAAAAACTCCTCTTTCTACTTTACTAGAATTATCAGACCAAATGGCATACTCAGAAGTTTTCTTTGCAGTACGCTGAATGTTAGTACCTGTTTTCTCCTCCAATTCTACAATCACATCCGCAAAATCATTCTTGCGACGGAATTTAGACTGAGCATTCTCCGGAAAATATTTATTCTTCGGAGATGGGAAAGCAAGTCTCTTAAATGTATAAGCAGCAGTAATACCAATAGAAGCAGCAGTCAAAATCTTCAAAATAGGGGTAGCCATAGAAATGAACTTACCCGCTCTCCTATATCTAATAATAGTAAAAGCAAGACCATCGACATATCTGAACTGAGGATCCCGTAACTTAATGCTAATAAAAACAAAAAGTACAGGAACAACAATTAGGTAATAACACTTGAGATAGTACATAATAAGAGCACTAACAAGAACCTTAATCCATGCAATTCTATCCAAGAAAAAGAATGAACGAATGTTTGTCCATATATATGGCCAAGCAACCGTAAATTTATTACTCATCTTAAAATCAATATGATATTTGTATACAGAATCTAAAAAGGCTTTAGTAGGATCATGCCACCATCTATAGACGGCGTTAGAAACCATTTTATAGCCCACGTAAAAGTAATACAAATAAGGATCAAACACCTTAGTGAATACCTTCTCATAGAATGCAATAATAGTATCCTGAAAATTCAATTCAAAATCTGCCTCTGTTTCAAAGTCAGTTTCTTCATTCAAATACAACTCATAATCTTCTTTGGTTTCAAGGCCAGAATCGTCATCAAAAGACAATCTAGTTATGACACCATCCCTGACTACATGACAAGTATTCTTAAATTCTTCCTTAATATCAGGATTATCACTTACTTCAAAGAGATCATCATCTTTAAGAAAATCTACACCTAGACTTCTATCACTAACATATCCATCAAGCGAATTATCATCATCAAAATCAGAACAGAAATCGGAATCCGACTCATCATCTGAACTTGAAACTTCCTTGTCACGCAAATTGTTATAATTAGATAAAACAGTGGCACTTGACAAGTCCAATCTGGCCTTGCTCTCAATGTGCTTTGCAATCAAGTCTGTAATACATTTAATGATTTCTACTCCTGAAGAAGCTCTAGAAATAATCTTAACACCGCCCCTAGCAAAACGTCTATAGAATTTAAGTACATAAATATCCAATACATTCTCTTGAGGAACCTTATTAGGATCTAATTGACCCTTATCATCCGTATATTCTGGCTTAACCTTCACATTTATAAAAATAAATCTTCTATAAAAAGCATTTGGGTCTTCATAAAGCTTAGGGGCATGACAATCGGGAATATTAGTATCACCAACGATAATATCTGGAGCTATCCAGAACTTACCTTTATCGCCAACATCAGCCATGTTAACTTGATATGGCTTCGAATCAGAAATACTCATAAGTTCATTCGCCAGTTGTACAGCCAGTGGGTTATCACCAACATTTTTACCAACAAAATTAAACAACTCAGAGTATAAAATTCCCCATTGACTACAATCTAATCCTGACCAGAATTTATCACACAAAGGTCTAGTATAAATCATATTTTTATTATATTCAACATCTGGTTTTGCATATTCGCAATACAAATGTGGTATAATATCAACAATAGTACTTTTACCTTGTCCAGCTATACCCTCAACAATAAATCCTATAGGTTGATCCCTATCAAGATTATTGAGAATATTTCTAACGGTATGTTGTATCCTAGTCAATTCTAGGGCTTCGTCTCTCAACTTAACACCATGAATTTTATGCTTATAATGAACTTTAGAATCTTCAATAACTTTAGAACACTCGGAATAAAATACTCTAGCACAGAAGTGTCCAGGTTTAGATGAACCATAATACAAACTTTCAGACTTCTTAATCAAAGCTTTCAACTTCTTATGTACCTTTTTGATTCCCTTATTAGGAAATATCAAATCGACGAAGTTTCTACCCTCAACGAGGCCAGTAATGATTTCAAACAATTTAGTTACACTACGCAACACAACATCAACAAAATCATACATGGTGCCTTTCGACTTAGATAAAAATTTCATAACATTAGCAGACATATCAACATCAATAAGATGTATGCTTGTACCTGTAAGAATAAATCTTCTCATGAGATCAGCAATCTCAGATTGGAAAATAGTTTCCCAATGTGACGCCAATGTATCATCAGGGACCAATGTATCATCGGAACCTTCTGTAACAAATCTCGAAGGAACTAAACTCCATATCTTTTCATATAGAGATTTAAAACTAACATCTTTAAACATATGTTTAACAATGTCAATATTATCCATAAAAAGATCTACGGCAGAAATAACTAAACTCTTAGGATCGAATCCAGAGGTATAGAAATGACTAAACATAACAAGACACTTTCGAAGTGCATACATTGCCCAAGATAACGCTGTGTTTTCCTCACTGAGGAAAGCTTCGCGAGTTTCTTCAACAGAGCTTATCAAAGTGTTAAATGATTTCATTATATCAATTCTCTTACCATAAGCACTGTCTTCATCATTATCATCAAACTTAGACTTATAAAAAACATCTTCGTCTTCAGTATCATACATTTCATCATCTGGGGAAAAATCCTTTTCATCAGATTCAAAGCCAGACTCAGTTAGGATCTTAGGAATCCTGGTAGACTTTCTAGTCTTCCATTCATCTTTCTGATCTTTAGCCTTTTGTACTTTACGACGCTGCATCTTCTTCTTATTACGAGCAATAAGATTCTTCTCTTTCTTAGACAAAGAAGGAACAGATTCCACTACGGGACCTTTTTCTTTTCTTTCTTGCATAATAACGAGAGTATCTCGCATATCACCATTAGAATGTATGCCGCCGCGATTAGAAGGAAATTCATCATTTCCTTTTTTACGACGAGCATGCACATGTGGATGTTCACGAGTAGTATCTTTCCTTGACTTTCTAGAAGTGCTATTCTCTGAAATATTATTTATCTTAGAAAAACGAGCAAATTTATCAATTTTAACACGTTTAGTAACAATATATTCAGTTTCTGAAATGCCCTTTGCCTTCATAACCTTCTTCTGTTTCTTTTTCTCTTTTTTAGAGAGTTTGGATAACGTTGAATTACCTTTACGATGTTCAAAATATTTAGTCTGGGAAGGAGACATATCAGATTTAGCATAAGCTGAAAATCTGTCACGCTTCTTACGCTGAGAATTAAAAATTTTAAATTCAGTAAGATTATTAGGCATAGGAGTAAAATCAGTATAGTGACTATCAAAAGACAAAAACATACAGTAATCTGTAGGAATATCACGAACAATGTCACTATCGTAAACCAGACCAAAAAGCTCATTAAAAGCTTCCCATCTGTTAGTACAATTAGAAGACAAAATATATCTTCTACAATTAGAAGGAACATCAGTCCAATTTTTAGTATACCTTTCAGAAGGGGGCAAACGGTCTTTTGGAATAGATTTTTTCTCAGAAACTGTTAAAAGATCTGAGACGAAAAATGCCTTAATATTATCACGTTTGGTTTTGTAATCAATATCCATTTTATTAAACTTCTTTACTCCCTGATTTAAAACTATTTGATAAGCTTCAAACTTAGAGTCTTTTTTGACAGATCGTCTTCCAAAAGTGGAAAACTTATCTGTCGTGGTGATTTTTGTATCTCCTAGCTCGTCTGACAATTCGTCAAGAGCATTAGAAATAGTATAATCACCGTCTGTGGTACTAGTATCAACGTTAGTACCATCGGATTTTTCCTCAAAGGTGAGGGATGAATTATGAACAGTGTTCATATATTCAGGGGTGGCATCATTGAAAATTTCAAAGTCAGACCACAGGGTTAAAGGGTTGTTTTTAATAGATTTTGCGAAATAATAAAAATTTATATTTAATACGTACATTTCTTAGTGTATCAATATCCCAAAAGGGTGGTATTATTTAAAGTCCCCACCAACGGGCATAGCCCAGGAGACATAATTTTTACGATCATATGTATAAAACATATGATCAACGATTGAATCGAAAACGGGTGCATCATAAAGATGCACCCGGGTTGGTTTAGGAGAACCAACGAACCAAGTTGCTTAGTAGAAACACCATATAGGTGCGGACGCTAAAGCTTTGTCCAAGCGGATTAAAATCTTTCTGTATACAACACAGAAAACGCGAAAGAAGTCGGGACAGATGTGTATATGAAATATAAATAAAACTAATTACGATAAGAACATAGTTCTTACAATAAAAGTTTTACGTATATACATATACACAAAAGGGGCTTCCGAGCCCCTCAATAAACATGGGAGTGTTAAAAACAC